GTGACGGTAAGCGAGGATGGATCGAACGTGAAGGAAATCGAGAAGCTGCTTAAAGAGGAGGTTAAGGCAGGCCGATTGGTGGGGGTTACTTTCGCGAAAACAGGATCATATGGACGGCCCCGATTGAAAGAGACTGCCGTACCGTTCCCGACGAAACTAACCCGCGAGCAGCTTGACGGCATCACACGGATAGCCGCCAAGGAAAAGGTTAGCAAGGTAGCGGTGATCCGCCGTGCGATTAGTGAACTGCTGGACAGAGAAAATAAAACCGAAAAAATCGCGTCAGACGGTTGACAGGAAGGATTTCGGAATCTATATTGAAGGTGTAGAACGAAATCAATCACTCGCCCAAAGGAGTTTCAAGCATGTGTCTCTGGAAGATTCGGATTCGTGGCGTCAAGATCGCTGGCCGGCAGTTGTACCGGACGGACGCGGGTGTGCGGCTGGGATATCACGGCCCGCTCGTGTCCCTCGAATCCCTTCTCTCGGAATTGTCTCTGCCGCTCGCTCAGAGCGTGACTGACAACGTCTCGGCAATCGACCGCAAGATCAACGCTGGTGAAATCGACGTGACCCGCTTCGCGGATCGCTCGCCCGCCGTTCCGAATAGCCCCGACGAAAATCCTTGGTATCGGGATGAAAACCCCGGCGTCCGTGTGACTGGTACGGCTGTCGCGGCGTCCGTGGCGAACTACTACGGCAACATGGCCGCCGACACGGCAACCTTCCTCCACGAACAGGAAGACGAATTGACACGGATGGAAAACGATCCCGTCACCGGCTACACGCCCCGCGAAGTGGATGACTGCCCGTTCTGATCCGATGAACACTGAGCGGATTTCCACTATGGAAATCCGCTCAAGGATCGGCGAACGTCTCAAGATGCACTTGAGACACGAAAAACAAAAGGTTTCGCGTCCTAGATCGAATCCCGCACAGCAAACGTGCCTTACACTCAACAATCGCCCAAGGGTCAACCGCACCCCAATCGGTTCCGTACCAAATCTTATAATCGAGTTTTTTATAGTCTTCAGGTGAAATCTGGCTCCATCTGAAGATACGGTTAGGCCGCTCGGCTTTTTCACCAAGACCGTAGACTGACCAATTAAATTCGTTTGCTGTACGTTTAGCGTGGTTGTCACGACAGCGTATTAGCTCGCTGAGTTGTTTGTCGGTAAATTGTAAAGTGTTGGCCGCTATGTCATACTCAAATGCTTCGTTTTCAGTGATTAGTTTGTCACGGACGACGAAAGTTTGTTTAACCGTTTGGTAGGACAGGATTTTAAGTCTTGACTCTTCAGGGCAAAATGGGTTATCCAAGAAGGTTGAGTCGATAACTATTGCGCGCTCGTTCAGCATCAAGTCCTCAACCCAATGTCCTTTCTTAGGATTATAATCGATAATAACAAAGTCGCTAGTCCTTTGGTCAATCTGGTCAAACGTTTCCCGGCTAATCTTGTAAGGCTCATTCAACCATGCGCCAGCCTGAGTGAGTCCGTGTACTGTTTCTTCGTCGTCGGTTCCGTGGATTTCGAATGTACTGTCGGTTGAGTAGGTGAAAATGGACTCGGTTTTGTTGAAGTCCTGACCGATTTTGTAGCGGCTTGTCGTTTTTAAACGCTTCAAAACGTCTTGCAATACTGTTTTTTTGCAGTCAGTTTTTGTATCACGCCAGACAGTTAACCGTTTATTCTTATTGGAACGTGCATACAGGTCATAGCAATCAATCAGGGAATAAGTTTTTGAGCTACGCGAGGACCCACGATTGATAATGTACCGATACTTACGCTCTCCATTCTCATTTAGCGCATGTATCGCCTCCCAATTCTTTTGAAAAACTATTGTTGCTTGGATGTTCATTCAGACGGTGGAACGACGGTGATTTTTATCGGCTCGACGCCTATCTCCTTGCCGTTGCTTGTTACGTCTGTTGAGTCGCGGATGCCTAACTCAGCTTTTATGATGTTTGCGTTAAACGCCCCAACTGCCGCGCCTTCAAACTTTTGGGTAAAAATAATATCCCTAACACGCGTACAGATCGCCGAAAAGCCTTCTTTCTTCTCATACTCCTCAAACGTACTTCTGGCAATATCTAAAAACACGTAAAGACCTGTTAATGTATAAGGTGTCTCAGTTTCGCGAGTTACTTCCTGTGCATCTTTACCGACCCAATCCGTTTTTTTCCATTTTCGGGCGTCAGTTGCCTCAAAATATTCTAGGCATGCCTCCCATAGTTTCTCAGGATCGGAGAAAATTACATCACGTCCGTGTTTAGCGCGGAGTTTCCAAAACTGATTTCCTTCTGGTGCTGGCATGGTTTATTTATTTAAACGTTTCTTAAACGTTTTCTTATTTACTAAAAATACTTCAAGCCACTCTTGAAAGTGCTTTACTTTGTTTGGTGTCATTTACATGTTGTTGTTTGGGTAAAGATGGAATTTGACGATGTGCCGTTGGCCTCGTACTGCTCCATCTCCTCTTTTGTTCCTTCAAACTTTGTTACAACCTCGGAGTGAGTGCCTTGCATGTCTGTAACGATCGTGCATTTGTATGACTTTGTGCAGGATGTCAGACAGAGAGACAGGGCGAAAACTGATAGGATTACTTTACGCATATTTTTTTATGGTTTTATTGATCCTGTAAGCCATCACTGGTTCAAGATCAAGATTAGGCATTATAGACAACATGTCTGAAACAACATAAGTGAGTCCATCAAATTTAAAAGGTGTTGCCTCTTTCATTTCAACGTCAGAGTAAACTGTTTTTTTGGCATTATGTACACGCTTCACATACTTGCCGTTAACCTTGTTTTTTAATACAAAAGCAAAATTAACACGCTGGTGCTTCGTGAACTTATTTTTATCCCACATGACCTCAGTCACAGGTGCCGGAGTTAAGTTATCAAACATTGCCTACACGTGTTCGTTTATAAGTATCATGCCATTCTCTCACATGCAGCCACGAAGGGCAGAACAGGAAAACAGGTACAAATAACCACCAAGAAAAATCTAAGCACAAAAGCGTGAACAGGATCAGCCAAATGGCGTTATAAAATGTTATCGGGTACTTATTCATAATTGCGAATATAATGAAAATTTTAAGGAGGGCGGATATTTTGTATATTTAATATAATAAATATTATTTGTTTTTTTGCAAATAATGATTGTTATGTATAAATAGACTTGGAGCGGGGAGAGGGATTTGGGATGTAATTTTTACGAAACGGTTTTACTGGGGTTTCCAAAGGAATATTATAGACGCTTAGAAAACGGATTTTGTGAATTACTTTTTTTGGTAGGTTTGGGGTAAAAAAATATGTGGATTACATTAGGTGGATTAATTTTAGACATTGCTGGTGTTATTATGATTTTTGTAATGAGGGATAAACCGTTCCCGACAATAGTAATGCCTCCAATTAGGGCTTATACAAATAAGACTCAAATTGCAGATCCGACAATAGCAGTGAGGAGAAAAATAGAGGATTTAGTTACGGACACAAATACGGCAATAGAATCTGTAAATGAAAGTAATCGAAAAAGATACAAGATATCAGCAATAGGCTTAGCATTAATAATAGTCGGCTTTCTATTACAGATGTTAGGTACTTCGTGGTCGTTTCTCTTTCCCACGGATGTATAAAAACACACAATATCGGGACAACGTATACAATTGTTACAGGAGCAACAATAGAAAATAATATATATAAAAGAATAGTCATAAAGAGTAGGCGACAAAAACAGAGTCTAAAAATGAACCAAGCCCGAGTTCAAATACAATGATAATTGATACTACAAATGCAGACACGAATAAGGCTATATTTTCTGACACCACATACCAATTTGGAGTGGTAGATTCATTATAGGTAACATTTGAGTTTTGGACTGCTCGTGTATTGCCATCGTGCCGTTGGCGTGTATCTGGACTAGTGGGGCTATTTAACATAATATCGCATTATTTTTTGTTTCAAGAAAATAATAAAAAACGTATTATGTTCAAATAGCTAGGCTTTGAGTTGGAAAAATCCAAGTGTTGAGGTAATCCGCTTTTCATAAGTCAAAGATATTAAAAATTTCATTCATAATTGCAATTTGTTGAGACTCTTCTTTGCGAAACTTGTTTGCAATCGTCTCTTGACCCGTTCGGATGCTGTGCAGCCAATTGTCGGGATGTGCTGCGCAAATGATCGGGATATTGTTTTGAGCCGCGTCGAGAGATAGCACAAGGTCGGACATACATTTGAACGGTGAGTGTGAGATATTCGGGCGGTATTTGTTCAGATCGATACCCATAACACCCGTGCCTCCGACGTGTACTTTTTTATCGAAAGGCGTGTAATTTAGATATGAGTAACAAAGATGCCCGCCTCTATAATAAGAATGACGTCCGTGTGGGACTAATTCTCGGCCGTGGAATGTTACTATTGGATTGGTGTCGAGGTGTGAGTTGAGGCGGTCGACATAGTCTTCAGGGAAAAGTATATCATCGTCACATGTAAGGTATCTGTCTTCGCGAGCAAACGGAACAAAATGAAACTTACCGTTGTCGGTAAGGTCGGTGCGTGGTATATCGTTCTGTGCGAAACTGAATCCTTTCGGTATAGAGTCGTAGTTATTCCAACATATCCGCACAATGTCGACCTGTTGGCGAATAGATGCCACAGCAAATTCAAGCGCCTGAAGGCGTTTTTCACCGGGATATGTCACGAAGTTTGCGGAGGTTATCATCTGAAATACTTTTTGAATGGATGTTCTGTAAAAATACTTAATGCTCTCAGCATTTTCTGAAGACCTATAAAATCTGAAATCGCTCTGGCCAGATCTTTTGCAGCGTCGGCAAACTCTTGCCATGCATCTCTTGTCGTCTTCATCTTTGTAAACGGTTATTGCCTTGGTAACGAAGTCCACGACGGTAAAATTGTTTGAGTTCGGTTTGGGTTAGAGGCAGATCCAGGAATAAAGCAAGCGCCTGAGAGTCTGGAAATATTTCTGGCAGGGTTTCGGGACGTCTGCGGCGTAGCGTGTCGGTTACATGCGCAGCACGAACCATTGAAACAGTGTTTAGGGATTTCCACCCTTTACCACTTCTGATTGGAGTATTGTTCATATCAATTTGTTGTTTTTTGACATTTTACTTTTGAAACTGTTGACCGCGTTTTCGATGTACGCCTGACGTTCATCTCCTTCCAAACCAATCGGAACGTTTATTCCAATGCTGGTTCTGTTTGTGACCTGCACAGTTGTGAGTTTCGTGTCTTTAGCGCCAATCTTATCGAGTTCGCGTCTGGTTTCGCAGCCTGTTTCGGCTCTCAGGTTGTGGCGGATTACTTCATCTTGTTTCATAGTTCTTGTCCTGTTAATGCGTGATATAGGTTTTGTAATTGGTGGACATGATTTATTTTATGATGCCCGTTATTATAAAAGAAAATATTTTCGTCCTTAAATTGCTTTATCAAAAGCATCCAATCACTTGTTTGTGGGTTATCGCCTATGCCCCATTTTGAAAAATTATCAGATTCAACTCTTTCTTCAAACCCAAACTTCAAAAGCCATTCTTCTGTTAATTCTATGCCTTTTATATCAGTAGCGTAAGAATCGCCTTGCTTGTTGTCGCCTAAACAATTCACTCCTTTTTCAGATATAGATTTTACTATGAAATTTTTACTTTCAGATGAATAGGGTTCTTTTCCATTTACCAAATTCCCCAATCTCAATTCATTTAAATTCATATCTCTCACGAATTAATTGATGTACTCTTTTTCTTGCTGCCTGATCCACATTTGTCCCAAGCGATTTCTGTTTGTTGTGTCTGCGATATGTGTAAACAATATCTGGACAAAATGCTAAACGACACCCACCTTGCAGAAGGCGTAAATGATACTCCCACTCTTCGCCCGTGGTGAGTGTCTCATCCCAAAGGCCAAACTTATCAAGTAGCGATGTCCGGTATAATGGTGAGTTGCCGAATATGCCATTTTTACGAAGGCAAGACTCAAAAGTTGTGTAAGGTTCGGTTAATGTATAAGGTGAGCGCTGTCCGCCTTCAAATAAGTTTTCGGCACGTCCATGTACGAAATCTGCTGAACCAATAGCGGCTAGACGGACGCGTACTGATTTTGTGGTCAGCATGTCATCGTCGCTAAGTTGGCACCAGAACTCGGTTTTTACGTCTACGAGCGCCTTGTTTAAGTTCTGACAAACGTTACCGTCGCCTTGGGATAGGACAACGGTCGAAGCGTACTGAGACGTTGCGGATTCAACCGCCTGATCGAGCCATCCGCGATCCTCTTTGTATGGGATTATTATGGTTACTTTTTGCATGGGGTTAGCGC